TAACACCATCCCTCCCTAAAATTTGGAATCTCTTTCTGACTGAGTAGAACTCAAAGAACATTGCTTTCCACAATTCTCCAAGATCCCTTAAGGATGCCTCCATATTACGAGACATATCTGTTGCCATTGGTCCGGCCATCTCTGCCAACTTCTCAATAGTATCAGCTCCTGGGACCTGAGCAGCCTTAGCCATGGCAGTAAGATCATTGAGTCCCATCAATCTCGACGCTCCCTCTTCGATCATCTGAAAGAACTCAAGGATATTCTGAGGTTGATCATAGTATCTTGGATCAATCATCACCTTGAAGACTTCTCCAAGCATGTTGTTGAATCCGATCATCTGACCACCCATTCTAGGGTCTATCTTTTTCTCCGTCTCTTTAGAATATCTACTCTTATCATATGCAAGAGGTGGTCTCAGCTTTCCATTGCAGGAGTCATCGTAGGCTCTCCAAAGACTGGTATGTAGGGCATAGGATTTGGCAGGTTCCTTAGTGACTGGGATTCCACAATATTCAAATGGCCAGTCATCAAGGCGGAACTTAACTAAGGGCACTTGTCCGTGCCACCATCTGGAGGTGTCATCGTAGAGAATAGCTGTGCGAGTAGCGACTATGTGTCTTCTATAGGGGAACATTCTACTGTCATGATAATCAGCCGCTCTGGTTATAGGACTAAGGGTCCTTGGGTCGTTCATCCCAATAGGTATTTGTTGTCTATAGAATGGAACATTGTATTCCCAGGGAGCTCCTTCCGGTCCCATCTTCATAGGAGCCTGAGTCATATTAACTTGTGAGTCTAGAATATAGATGTCATAGACTGTAACTAGCTGTCGCCCAAGAGGGTCTTCTCCCCTATATCCCCGTTGGGCTCCATAAGTGTTTTGGACAGTAGCAGTTACCCTGTCCATCAGATTGTTGACCAGTCTGCGAAACTTGGAGACTGCCTCTCCATCAGGAGCAATAAGGTGAGCTGCAAGAGGATATCTCCTCATGACATGAAATATTGGATATTGGCGTCTGATTACTACTGCGTAGGCTTTCTGGAGATCCCAATCTTCTGGGGAGATCTGTATAGGAAGGACTGCATCGACACCGAGAGCTTGAAGGGTTATCTCTCCATCACTGGGACCCCAATAGCCTGGATCCCACTCTTTGATTAGGTAACCAGTCCCCTCGACTGCGGCAAACTGGAGAGCTTGACGGAGTTTTCTATCAGCAAAGGAGGATAGATACCAGGCCATATGGCCCTTATTAAGTATCTCAGCCTGATCGGCCCAATCTTTATTCTCTGTAGTAAAAGAGACTAGGGGTCTTGGATTTGAGAGGGTACCTACAAGCTCCCTTGTGTCTCTTTTGACAAAATTCTTTGAGGCGTTGGAGAGGGTATCTGGCAGGGAGTTTGGCATGATGTCTGCCATGATTCGATGAGAGGTATCAACGAACTTATAGCCAGTTTGATTCCTAAGGAATATTTCTCCTTCCTGGATACACTCATTCATCCAGGCCAGGATGGCTTGGGCTTGAGGTCTGGATCCGTCCCATTGATAGGGAGCCTCATATCTTGAGGGTCTTCTTGGATTACTCCCTGTTACGATTGCAGGGGATTGGCCCCCTTGGGTTGTTGGCATCTTGTCCTCCTAGGATGTTAGGAGGAAGATAGATTCTACAATTATTACTTCTCAGTATTTACCTAAACGCTTAGTCTTACGCCAAAATAGCTGGCCGGGTTCTAAATGAAACTTGGTTCCCCAATGAAAAGAGAGTCCTGTGAATCTGGCAGCATAGCCGCCTCCCATAAAGGTTCCATTGAGATAGTTCCAGTTAAAGAATATTGCGAACCAATAGAATGAGAATCCAAAATACCATTGGCTCCTTTTATTATCAGGAGGTCCCATGAAGTTAAAGCTGAGACCGATTCTGTTCAATAGGAGAAAGATCCACCATCTCTTTTCATTGTCTAGATATTTTTCAAACCAATCAACTGGGATTCTCATAATATGTAATCATCTAACCATCCTGCTAGATACATCCCCCCAATAGCCAGTAATATCAGTATTATTACACCCAATCCGACCCAATCACCATCACTCATAATTACTCCTATCCATCTCCATCACAGTAGAAAAGAACTCAGAGAAGGGTAATGGTTCATGACCACCCTTATTCCTAGAGAGGGCCTCCCTATAGAGATCTCTTGCTGCGGGATCAGTCTCCTGGCCCATCATCCATGCTAGGTTTGAACGATGTTTCTTCTCAACAGCCTCTCTAGCTTCTCTATAACCTTCTTCCCTTCTCTCTTCTTTCTCTCTTAATTGTCTATTGAGTTCCTTGGTATGTCTTCGATATTCGCCAAGGGATCGAATCTCTATTCGCTCCGCCCCCTTTGGAGTCTTAGAGTCCGATCCCCCAGCCACCCCAAGTTGCCCATTGGGGTATCTCCACATGACTATGGGAGTTTGTAACTGTCTATGAGGAGAGTTGGAGGCTATCCATAGGATTTCAGAATGGGATCCACACTGGGGACATTTGACTTTCTTCTTAGTATTGAAGTCCTCAAAGCGATGGCCATTGTCACACTCGTAGTTAAGTAAAGGGCTGATTTTAGCCATAATATATCCTCCTGGAATCACTCAACTCAGGAATCTTCTCCGTATATCTTGATCCTCTTCCCAATAGGGTATCTCCCATATAGACAGGGAGTTTCTCCAACGACTGTTCATAGGCTCTCTGTTCCATAAATGGAGTGGGAACAGTACCATAAACTTCTGGATCATACCATGCGCAAAGTAACATAGCCGGTCCCATAACTCTGTCATCATGTTGATCCTCTGATGCCTGAATACGCTGTTTATCTACATTGTATTCAAGAGTTGCCATCTCTTTGACTAGGTATGGAGATCTTACTTTGAAGTTACCATCTCTGACAAGTTTACGAAAGAGGGAGATCATCTTAGGTCTATTGAGTCTATCCGTTCTCCATCCAATGCGGTCCTTGAGGGCTCTAGGTTTTCTATTAAACCGTTGTCCAACGTCTCCAATCATGGTTAAGTCCATTTGTCTATAGAAGTTAGAGTAGCCTCTTATCATCATTTGGTTTTGGACTGCATCACCAATTATGTTGGTCTCGATGACCGCTAAGGGTTCTCTCCACTCTCCTGTATAGTCTCTTACTGTAAAGAGATGACATATACAGAAGACATATGCCCATAGGTCGGATTGGTCTACTTTGTTGCTGGCCCACTCAACTACTTGTTCGTCCGGATGGAATGGAGTGGCCTTCTTGATAACTCCTATTACTGAACTATCCCTCTCAACTCCCTCTGATGGATCACAATAGACTCCATAGGTCTCACCTGATTGGGGCCATTCCCAGAGATAGAGTTTGAGATCAGGGTTTGAATCCGGCCATCCATCAGTCTCAATCGGTTGAAGTTCAAAAGTTTCAAGAAGGGTGTTATCGCCGGACATCGCTCTTGCAACAACTGACTCTCCAACTACTTTCTGATCCCTATAAATAAAGGGGATTGACTCGCCCGATATTTGGAAGGTCCCTACTGGAACTGATGAGTTGGATTCTGCTCTTACATCAGTCATTGTCTCAATGAGAAATACTGATGGGTTGGAATTCTGGAAAGCCTCATCGGCAGAAGCTGGCATCTCCTGCAGAAATATGTGAAGCTGTTTCATCTCCCTGGCTTCTTCATAGTTGAGGTAGTACCACCATTTTTGCTTGAGGGGCATCTCCCAGTCTTCTCCAAGGACCTTCTTTAGGAGAGGAGTGGATCTCACATAAGTCTTGGCGGCGAGGGCGTGCTTCTCTACATATTCAGGGATCTTCCAATCAAGCGGGGCAGGCCGTCTGCGGTACTCCCACTCAGTAGGATAGAGATCAGATCCGATGTACCAGGGGAGAAATATGGGTTTATATTTTGCTAGTCCCTTGGAATCCTGCTTGATGTTGAAGTTCCAAGTCTTCCACCACCAGTTACCAATGCCATTTGCAGTGCTCTCTAAAGCTAAGAGGGCAAAGGGGTTTTCGTGCATGGCTCTATAGAGAGCTGCATCAACCAGTTGGTCAGGATGCTCGAAGGTGGAAAGCTCTGATAGATGGGCAATAGTGGGAGTGGCTCCACGTCCAATACCTTGTTTTTGGTTTCCCCATTGGACCCATAGACCAGAGTTGAGATCTCCGAATTCTATGAAGTCTCCAGCCTGGGCGGCAGTTTGACGAGGACGGATCCACCAAGGAAGTTGGTCCCAGAGAAACTCTAGTTTACCCACCATAGCTCTAGATTTTTTCTCTTCAGCAGATCCTGTGTAGGCTCCTACGTTTCTATAGAAGAAGATTCTATGGGCAAGAACTATTTGGAAGTGAGTAGTTATGCCTAGTTGTCGGGCCTTGAGGAACATGAACATCAGAGCCCATCCGAGTTCCTCGTTCTCGGCCATGATGTCCAATATTATCTGTTGGGCTATATTGGGATGATAGTAGACTATCTTTGCTGACCAGTCTTCGATTTTGGCGTAGTTGGTGGCGAAGTAGTAGAAATCAAGTTTGCAGAGGGTACTTTCGACCAATATCCATAGGCGTTCTTCTCTCTTGAAGTCCCTTATTAAGAATCCCTTGTTGTCAAGGAGCGTGTTGAAATGGGCATTCATCTCCTCTCGCTCATTGGACGTGTGAGGTCTTAAGGACCATCTTAGAGGGAGATGATGTTTCTCTTTGATGATCCTTTCTGCACGGAGGATGTTATTTTCTGTTACTTTTCGAGAATACACTTAATCTTCTTTTCAGATTATTCCAGAAGAGATCCGCTCTGATAAATACTTTAGCCGTCCCAAACAGAATCCGCCCCATTCTTGAATGGTAAGGATCAAACCAACCATAAAATAAAAACAGTCTGATTCCCTTAAGAGTAGTTGGGTTACCATCTAAATCGAAATTTGTCTCGAATAGCTCAATAGCCGATCTGATCCTTTCCCTAGATGACTTAAGTTCTCCCCTTCTCTCTGGAGGGCTATCCGGTAGTTTTATCATCTTCCTTCCTCACTTCATCATCAATATCAATAACAGTATCGCTGAATTGTAAAAGGGGAGACTTCATTCTATCCTTCTCTCCCTTTAGCATGATTGCATTCTGGTTAGTGTTGTGAATATTAACATTCATTCCACTTTTGTCTTCGATCATCCCACCAAGTTTAAGGGCCAACTCTCTATCACCTTTATCTCCCTCGTCTGAGAGGGCCACCTCTATTACTTTATCCACTATTGCTGGAATCTCCATGGTGGCTTTGATAGCTCCTATCTTGGTGAAGAGACCTCTCATTCCCATTTGGAGTTCTCCAAGGAGCTCTCTAGCATCGAAGTTGAGAGAGTGGCAAACTTGATTAAGGTTGGGAGGAACCTCCAAATCACCCCGTCGATATTGGATTTCCCACTGACGATAGAGAAGAACGAATCTTACCCATTTCTCGTCGGCATTCTCACCTTGACCTGAAACCAGGGACTCTATGATCTCTACGGCTTTCTCTCTGTCGCCAAACATATGACACATGGTCCAATCAACGGAGCCTATTTGAGATGGAGGAGGAGCGTCTAACTTGGGTTTCATCCGAGTGAGACCTCCCCTTCGAGTGACCAGGGAGCCATTGGCATCTATGGGATATTCAAGAATGTCACTAATGGATTCAGTGTCCTCTTTCATGATTTTCATTGACCTCCCTTCCATCAAAGGCATTATGGACCAACATCTGGACTCCATCCTGATCTTTCATCTCTGGAATGCAAAGACAATCAAGAGAGCTGATATGAGGAGTCAGATCATTTTCCGGAGTCACCTCTATCTTGAGTACCTCTAAAGTCAGATGGTCCTTCCAGACATCTCTTCTCCAGGTTTTAGTAGTTTCTTCGAGGGGCATAGTTGGACCATTCTTCAGTATAGGAATTATCTACTATCTGAGTTATATCCTCCTCGGTTGAGGGCTCTATTGGTTCCTCAGAGGGAGGAGGAGAGAGTCTCTCAAGCACTATCGCTATTCTCTCCAGGGCTTTTGCTACTCTGGAGAGATCTGCTGTGATTTGTATTAGAGCCAATTCCTACCTCCGTGATTAAACCGTTTGATACTTGTATACACATGGGACCCAGATTGGATACTCTCTGGAGTCTTATCCCCTTTATCCTAACTAGGTGACCTGGAAGGACTTGTTGGGTAGCTTCTGGGGCTGGAGCAGCTATCTCGGCTGTCAGGGATTCCGTGATAACGCATATTTGCCAGAAGCCATCCTCTACTCCTCCACTTGTTCTAAGGGATCCAACCAGGGCTCCTGCGATAGTCATCCAGTCGAAGTCATAGGTTATTTGTTTCATTATTTTCCTCAGTTCTACTTTCTAGGTATTTTGTCCATCTCTCATAGGCTTCTCTTACCTTTATCTTTTCTGCTGCTACATCTTCGATATATCTCTTCCAGATAATATCATTTTCTTTCTTAAGGACATCTACCTTCAGTTCCAACTCTGTTATTCTCTCGTCTTGCTTTTCTTTGACTTTCTCAAGGGGCCATCTTGCGGTAGAGGCGATCTCCTGCTGCATCAAGTTAGACCAGAGCATCCAATCCTCATGACCAAGAAACTCATGTACCTTCTTATCTATAACTCGGAATTTGTTGTACTGCTCATTTACTTTGATTTTTTCTTCGTCAGTCAGTTTGTCATATTCATATCCAGTGATAGGCATCTTCATCTCTTACCTCTTAAACTTAACTCCAGGTTTGGTTGTCTGGGCCATTGAGCCCTTAGGTGGAAGTGGGACCTTGGGAGGTTCCTTTTGTGGAGTGGGAGGTTCCCCTAGAAGGTCTATATCTGGTATGTCTAGGGTTACTTCTGGGAGCTGGGAAGGAAGTTTGATCTCTTCTCCCTGTTGACCACCTGTCATTTCCACTCTGGAAGCGCCCTCTCTATTATCAGAGAGCATCCTCACTTCCCTATTGGGAGCCCCTGAGCCGACATCCACAGTCCTAGCGGCCCTTTTCTCACCCTTGAGTTCATTTAGATCCACTTTTCCAACTGTTCCATCAGGTTTGACAAATTCTGCTTCTACCTTAAGACCAAAGGCTTGACGATCTTTGTCGGGGATAGTTGTTGGGATTTTCTCTTCTTCAAGGGATTTTAGGACATTTCCGCCGCGACTCTCTCCAAATCTGATAGGGATCCTAAGGTTCCTTTCGAGATCCAACTCAAGTTCCGCGCTGACCAGATAGGTTTCG